TGAATAAATCGCAAAGCCATCCTGTAACGCTGGCATAATTTTTTAGAAGCATCCCTTATGTTGTATTAAAGCAACATAATCATAGTTCGCTCTCGTAGATCGCTCACACAATCTTTCTTTCTTTATTAATTTCTTTCTTTAATAAATAAATATAATTCTATTCCTATAAAGGAATAGAATTAATAATATATATAAATATAATAATATTTATTATATCATATAAATGCAACTTTGTCAAGTTGCTTTGAAAATAAATATTTCAATACTTTGTAAAGAAAAAGCTTGACTTTTTCTCTATATTATGGTATAATATAAGTATAGATGCTGCTTTGTGCAGCAGAGTTCTTATCGCTTTAAGAAGAGGAGCGTCAAGCGACGATGGATCTTTCTGATAAAACATTGCGCGTCGCTCGCGCTAATAAATGGGTACACAAGGATGGCTACCGTTACCCTGTTGAGAAAAAGATTGAGGTAGCCACCAAATGGCTTGCACTCGGCAACATGCGCCTCGTTGCTGATCTTACAAAAGTTGATTATGATCTTTGCCGTAAATGGAAGACTCAGCCCTGGTGGCCTGAGTTAGTTGATGAGATCAAAGCCTCCCGCACTCGGCAGTTGGATGATAAACTTTCTCGAATTGTTGATAAATCTTTAGAAGCTATTGAAGATCGGTTGGAACATGGGGATGTTATCTTTAATCAAAAAACTGGCCTTGTTGAGAGAAAAGAGGTATCTCTCAAGGATGCTACGAAGGTCGCTACGGACTTACTTACCCGACAAGCCGTCCTCCAAAAACTAGAGGATGAGAAGGTAGTTCATCAAGAAGCTAAGTCAGTGAAAGAGCAACTTGCCATGCTGGCCCTTGAGTTTGCAAAGTTTAATAAAACTAATACCGGCCCTGTAGTGGATGCGGTTATCGTAGGAGAAACGAATGCCATTCATGAAGAACGGGAAGAGGGATTACAAGAGGGAAGTGGCGGAGTATACGTCGAAGCCGGAAGTGAAGAAGAAGAGAGCGATGCAGAATGCAGCTCGTCGGGAGATGGAGAAAGCTGGGAAGGTTCATAAGGGAGATGGAAAAGCAGTTGACCATATTAAGCCCCTCTCAAAGGGCGGTGGAAATTCTAAAGACAACTATCGAGTTGTACCTGAAAGACAAAATGATTCATTCTCCAGAAATTCAGATGGATCACTCAAACGTAATGACGGGGCTACGAGAAAGAGGAGAAAGTCGTGAGTTTATTAAGTAACCTTGCTCCTACAATTGCCACTGCTTTAGGAGGCCCTTTAGCCGGCGCCGCCGTAGAATTCATTGCTGATAAACTAGGTGTATCAGATTCCACTAAGGAAAATATCACCAATACCATCCAAGGACTTGATCCTTTAAAAGCTAAGGAACTTGATATTCAGTATGCTGAATTCCTTGCTTCAAATGGTATTCAGTTACAACTTGCTCAAATTGCAACTAACACGGAAGAAGCCAAATCAACTTCTATTTTCATTGCTGGTTGGCGCCCTTTCTTAGGTTGGGTAGGTGGTTTTGGATTAGCTTATGCTGCCATTATAGAACCAGTAAGTCGCTTTATAGCGCAGGTAGGTTTTCATTATGCTGGGGCATTTCCTTTAATTGATACCACTATTACTATGCAAGTCTTATCTGGTTTAGTTGGATTCGGTATCATGCGTACAGTGGAAAAAGTTAAAGGTGCGGAGGGTAATCGATGACTATCAAAAAGACTAAATCTGGGTATGAAGTAGTTTCTGAAAAGTATCCTGGTAAGAAGTTATCAAAGACTAATCTTACCAAAGGACAAGCAGTGAAACGCCTTCAACAAATAGAATATTTTAAGAATAAAAAGAAGTAATGCTTAGTAGTGATACAGTACAAGGTTTTGTCTCTAGCCTACTACAGAAGAACTTTGATGATGCTGTATCTTCTCCAGAGTGTCATAAGGAATGGTGGGAATTATTCTGTAATAAACATCCTTATGTAGCAATATCAGCTCCTCGGGGACACGCTAAGAGCACAGCGTTGACACATGGTTGGACATTAGCCCAACTATGCTTTAGAGAACGTAGCTATGTTATTGTCGTGTCTGATACTGTAGCACAAGCTGTGCAATTCCTTGGTGATATGAAAAAGGAATTTGCGGATAATGAACAGTTACGTTCTCTTTTTGGTATCAAGGAATTCATAAAAGAGACTGAAGATGATATTATTGTCTCTTGCCATGACGGGCATCAGTTTAGAATTCAGGCAAAAGGATCAGAACAAAAGGTTCGTGGTCTAAAATGGAGTAACAAACGTCCTGACCTCATTGTTTGTGATGACTTGGAAAATGATGAAATTGTCTTAAATAAGGAAAGACGTCTAAAATTCAAGCGTTGGTTTAATGGAGCTTTGCTACCTTGCATGTCTATGACTGGAATTGTGCGTTATGTTGGTACAATTCTCCACTCAGACTCCATGCTTGAGAATTTAATGCCCCAGGCATATGAAAAGTATACAGTTACTGAAGATTTAAAACAATATTCATCTAAGAAGCCTGGGCATGGTGGTAAAAAGTGGCTATCCGTCAAATATAGGGCTCATAATTCAGATTTTTCCAAGATTTTATGGGCTTCCAAGGCAGAAGAATCAGCTAAAAAGTATGGTATTCCTGGAGGAGCTGAAGGTTATTTTCGATGGCTACGTCAAGGTTTTGTAGATCAAGGTATCCCAGATGTATATTCAATGGAATACTTGAATGTGCCAATTGATGAATCAATGGCATATTTCAAAAAGAATGACTTTCTTGCTGAGTCAGAGACTGAAAAGAAATTATCATTAAGATATTATATCACTGGTGACCTAGCTATCTCGAAAGAAGAGACAGCAGATTATTCTGTCTTCTTAGTGGCTGGAGTAGATGAGAATAAAGTCATCCATATCAAAGATGTTGTGCGTGAACGTATGGATGGCCGGGAAATTGTTGATACTATTCTTGCTTTAGAGCGCCACTATAAACCAGAAGCTATCGGAATCGAAGAAATGCAAGTGTCCAAGGCAATTGGACCTTTTTTACGTGAAGAAATGATCTCTACAAATACTTTTCCTTCTTTAATTAAATTAAAACATGGGGGAAAAGATAAGATTGCTAGATCCCGTTCAATGCAAGGTAGAATGCGTGCTCATGGAGTACGATTTGATAAAGAAGCTGAATGGTATCCAACCTTTGAAGATGAATGCATTAGCTTTCCTAGAGCAAAGCATGATGACCAAGTAGACTGTTTTGCCTATCTTGGTATGTTGCTAGATGTTATTATTGAAGCACCAACTAAGGAAGAAACAGAAGATGAATTATACGCCGATGAATACCGGTCAAGCGGATTATCAACAACCGGAAGAAGCCGGCACACAGGATACTGACAATACTAAAGAACAAATTGATATTGTCTCTTTAGCAAAAAATTTAGCTGAAAACGCTAGTGATGATAAATTAAATAAATTAGGATATCTCTGCCAACAAGAGTTTGAAAATGACCACCAATCCCGCCAGCAATGGGAAGAGAATATCAAGGATTGGGAAAAGTTGGCGATGCAGATTCAAGAGGAAAAAAGTTGGCCTTGGCCTGGGGCAGCCAATGTAAAATACCCCCTAATCTCTACTGCTTCAATGCAGTTTGCAGCTAGAGCTTATCCTAGTTTAATCCCATCTAATGGTGATATTGTTCAAGCTAGAGTAATTGGACAAGATCCAACTGGCCAAAAAGAACAAAAAGCTCAGCGAGTATCTACTTATATTTCCTATCAATGTATGCGAGAACTTCCTTATTGGGAAGAGGAAATGGATAAGATGCTTATCATGCTTCCAGTAGTTGGTTGCTTATTTAAGAAGACTTATTATTGTAAAGAAGATGATAGAATTGATTCAAAGTTAATTCTCCCTAGACAATTTGTAGTTGATTATTGGGCTAAGTCTCTTTGTGAGGCAGAACGCAAGAGTGAAGTTATTCAAATGACTCCTCGTGTTCTTAAGGAATATCAACTCCAAGGTAGATATAGGGATGTTGATTTAGGAACTCCTCCAATCATTGACCAAAGCAAAGTAGAAACGAATTTTGTTACAGATGAAAAATCTACTCCTTGGGAAATCATCGAAATGCACCGCTGGTATGATTGGGATGATGATGGATATGAAGAGCCAGTAATTGTTACATTTGAACGTAGCACTGGCTGTGTTTTACGAGTCTCACTAAGGTATTATCAAGATGATGTTCAACGTAATGAAAAAGGTAAAGTCATTAAGATTAAGCCAATCGAGATGTACACCAAATTTCCTTTTGTTCCTAGCCCTGATGGTAGCTTTTATGATGTTGGCTTTGGTAATCTACTAGGTCCATTAAACGAGTCTGTAAATACTCTAATCAATCAGATCTTAGATAGTGGAACACTTCACAATTTAAATGCTGGTTTTATTGGTAAATCTTTAAGACTTAGACTCGGAGATACTGATTTTACTCCAGGTGAATGGAAACAGGTTAATGCTACTGGAGATGATTTACGTAAGCAAATTATCCCTCTTCCAGCTAGAGAACCTTCTAGTGTTCTATTAGAACTTCTAAAGTTTCTCATTCAGGCCGGTAAAGAACTTGCGTCAGTGGCTGAGATTTTCACTGGTAAAATGCCAGGACAGAATACCCCAGCTACTACTACAATGGCTACTGTAGAGCAGGGGATGAAAGTATTCACTGCTATTTACAAAAGGCTTTATCGCAGTCTTGCAGAAGAGTTTGATAAGTTCTTTTATTTAAATTCAATTTATCTTGATCCAAATAAATATGTCAATGTACTTGACACTACAGTAGGGCCAGATGATTTTGATACTGCTGATTGTGATATTTTCCCATCAGCAGATCCTACAGCAGCAAGCCAAGATCAAAAACTACAGAAAGTTCAAGGGCTTTTCCAATTAATGCAAATGATGCCTGGATTATTAGATCCCATGCAAGTTGCAGTTCGATGGATGGAAGCTACTGAGCAACCTAATTATCAAAAGCTTTTCTCACAACAAGTCCAACAAACTGGACAACTTCCACCTCCCCCACCAGATCCAAAGGTTATGGCTTTACAAGCTAAAGCCCAAATTGACCAACAAAAGGCTCAAGGTGATATGCAAATGCAGCAGCAACAAATGGAACTGGAAGCCAGAGATAAACAGCAACAAATGCAAATGGCTGCCCAAGAACATGCCCAAAAGATGGGGCAAGCAGCAGATGATGCTCAATTAAAAGCAGCATCTCATTGGCAACAAAGTCAATTTAAAATTGCAGCAGCCCAAGCTACTGCAAATCAGAAGATGGCACAAAGTGCCCAACTTCATCAACAGAAAATGACCCAAGCTCAAAGGAGTGAATCATTAGCCAAATCACAAAGCAAGAAGCCTTAGATTGGAAGCAATCCTTAGTTACTAAACATCTTCTAGATAAGTTAGAAGATTATGTAGACGAAGGATTACAAAATCTATTAGGTGTTCCACCTGATAAGTTAGGTTATTTACAAGGATATGTAAGCGCTTTACGAGATGTTTACAATGAGATCAAGGAAGGTGAAATCGCATGATTCAACCACTTGGACATCATATCCTAGTAAAACCAGAGAAGATTGAAGATATTGATCCAGCATTCCAAGCTGCTAAACGTGCCGGAATCATCATTGAAACAGATGAACGAAAACGTGAACAAGCTGCAGTAGATAAAGGAATTGTAGTAGCCATTGGGAGCACAGCCTATAAAGATTATGACTGTGATCCCTGGTGCCAAGTAGGAGACCAAATCGGGTATTCTCGTTATGGTGGAAAGTTTTTAAAGGACCCAGAAACTGGGGAAGATTATATTATCCTTAATGATGGGGATATTATTTGCAGATATGCAGTAAAGGAATCAAATGACTGATCCAGTTCAGAATGAACAAATAGAACAACCTCAATATACAGAGATTGAACAGAAGGCCATGGAAATGGGCTGGCGGCCCAAAGATGAATTCAATGGTGATGATGTTGATTTTGTAGACGCTAAAGAATTTGTAGCTCGCAAACCTCTCTATGATAAGATTGCACAACAATCAAAGACTGTAAAGAATATTGAGAAAACTCTAGGTGCTTTACGAGAACATAATTCCAAGATTGCCGAATATGAATATAATCGAGCAATGAAGGATCTGAAGGCTCAACGCAAGGAGGCTCTTCTTCAAGGTGATGGAGATGCTTTAGATAAGGCTGAAGATCAAATTCAAGAAGTACAGGAAAAATATGCTGAAGCTCAGCGTACTGCTCAGCAAATGCAGGTACAAGATAATGAACCAGTATTAAATCCTACTTTTATCCATTGGAAGAATCGTAATCCTTGGTATGATTCCACAGCATATATGCGAAATTTCGCTGATGATTTAGGCCGAAAGCTGGCTGCTACTGGAATTACTCCAGAGGAAATCCTCAAGGAAGTTGAAAAAGCAGTACAAAAGGAATTCCCTACTAAGTTTAGGAATCCTAACAAAGAAAATGCTCCTAATGTTGATACATCTAAGGGTACAGGAAGTTCTAGTAAAGGACAATACCAACTCACTGAGCAAGAGCATAAGATTTGGCAGAACCTTCATAGAATGGATCCAGAAAAATTCTCAAGAGAGAAATATGTTGCAGAACTAAAAAAGGTTAAAGGAATTTAATCATGACTAGAGAACTAACTCCTAAAAGTCCAAGTGGGCGTGTCAAGCGTAATACCCTCGGTGTACGCAATCGTCTTTCAGTAAAAGACAAAGATCCCAATTATTTTTATCGCATTGTTAACACTACTGATAAGGGTGGTGCCGATCGTTTAGAATGGTTCCTAGATAGGGGCTATGAAATTGATCCTGTGAATAATGGTAATGTGGGTGATAAGCGAGTTGATGCCGCTGTTGGTGTCGGCTCCACTCCTGATTTTTCAGTTGGACAAGGTACTAGGGCTGTGGTCATGCGTCAGAAGAAAGAATACTACGAAGAAGACCAAGCTACTAAGATGGACCAAATTAAGAAGCAGGAAGATGCTATGTATGAAAATGCCCGTCGTGATGCTGACTTTGGTATCATGAGTCCTGAAGGTTTTCGAAAGTAACTTCATTCGGGCATAGATTTTTAATTTGAAAGGAAAGGTCTATGGCCAACGTTTCTCGTATTAATGGCTTTCGTCCTGTAAAGCACTCCACTGGAGCGCCTTATAATGGACAATGCAATGTGTATGCGACTGCCAGCGGTGACGGTACCCCACTATTTGTAGGGGATCCTGTTGTTCTAGCTGGTGACGCAAACTCTCGTGGTATTGCTACTGTAACTCGTGCTGCTGCTGGTGCTGCAGTTCTAGGTGTTGTAGTTGGCATTATCCCTACTAAGATGGACCCTGTTGGTGGTACTATTACCACAGGCTCAATCGCGCTTGACACTCCACAATATCGTGCCGCTTCAACTACGACTTTTGTTTTAGTTGCTGATGCTCCTGATATTGTATATGAAGTTGAGCAAACTACTGGTGGTAGTTCCTACACTTGGCTAACTGCTGATGTTGGATTAAATGCTGATGCTTATTTTGCTTCTGGCAGCACTACAACTGGTGCTTCTGCTTGCGCAATTGATATGTCAACTAAAGCTACCACAGCTACGCTACAGTTTAAGATTCTTGGTGCTGCCCAGCGAGTTGATAATGAAACTGTAAACAGCTCTTCTACTGCTGTTAAACTACTAGTTCAGATTAACCAAGCCTCTCTTGGCAATGGTACTGGCGCTACTGGACAATAAGGAGAATTTTAAATGGGCGTAATTGCTACTTCAAGTTTTGCGAAAGCCCTCTGGCCTGGTGTTAATACCTGGTATGGAGATGCTTATAATCAATACTCACCTGAATGGGTTGACCTATTCGATAAGAATACCTCTCGTAAGGCATTCGAAGAGGATGTTGGTGGCTCATATTTTGGACTAGCCCCTGTTAAGTCAGAAGGTGCTCCAGTCACTTATGATACTGCTCGCCAGGGTTTCACTAGCCGATACAACCATGTTGTTTATGCACTTGGTTTTATTATCACTCGTGAGATTTATGAGGATGACCAGTATGATGTAGTTGGTAAGCTAAAGGCACAATCTCTAGCTTTCTCAATGCGTCAAACCAAGGAAATTGTTAGTGCTAACGTTTATAATCGTGCATTCAATACTTCCTATACTGGGGGTGATGGTGCTACTCTAATTGCTTCTGCTGGTGGTGGTGGTTCTTCTAGCCATCCTAATATTGCTGGTGGCTCATTCACCAATGGTGTTGCTACCGCAGTTGACCTATCAGAAGCTGCTCTTGAGCAAGCTTATATTGATATTGCTGGGCTAACCAATGACCGTGGTCTCTTAATCAAGGTTCTTCCTAAGAAGCTTATTATCCCACGTCAGTTAGCTTTCGAAGCTAAGCGTATCCTTGGTTCTGATGGCCGTGTTGGTACTAACAATAATGATCTAAATGCGATCAAGACAATGGGTATCATCCCTGAGTTTGTTGTTAATCACTTCTTGACCGATACTGATGCATGGTTCATTCGTACTGATGTTCAAAATGGTATGAAACTCTTTGAGCGCCGTGCTGATGAATTCAATATGGATGAAGATTTCGATACCGAAAATGCTAAGTATAAAGCCACAGCTCGCTATTCAGTTGGCTGGACAGATCCCCGTGGTCTGTATGGCTCACCTGGCGCTTAAGGATTAATGGGGGCTTCGGCCCCCTTCTAAGGAGAAAATATGGCTCTTCAGTTTTTATCTGGACAGGTAGCTGTTAGCGATCCTTATCCTAACGCGCCTACAGCCCTTTCAGGTCCAGTAAAAGACGTAATTACTAAGGTTGTACGTCTTACTTCAGCGAACTTCTCGACTTCAGGAGTTAACACTCTGGTTGCAGTTCTTCCAGTTGATTCTTCTATTATTAGTGTACAAACCTATGTAAAGACGGCTCTTTCTGGTAATGGTGTTACTTCACCGACTCTATCTCTAGGTACTGCCTCTGGCGGTACTCAGTTTACCAATGCCCTAGCCATTACCAATACAACTGGTACATTTGCTAATGCAAGTCCGATTACTAATATCATGCAAGTATATAATGTTCCCTTCTCTGGAGTGGACATTAATATTTGGGCTGGTGGTGCTTGTTCTACAGGCAATCCAACTGCTGGTGAAATCTTTGTAGTCATCAAGTACGTTCGTTAATCAAGGGGAGGGCGGTGAGCCCTCCTATCATTCCTTGGGGGAATTATTATGTCTGGAAGTTCTAATGTTTGGGTTAAGTCAGGTCGAGTTTATAATCTTTTAGCTGAACCTGGTTCTACATCGACTGTTACAGGTCCTTGGCTTTATAAAGATTCACCTTATTCTACATTTCAAGGTATTGTTACTGGTACTGGTGCTGTAACTGCTACTATTGTTATTGATTGTTCCAACGATGGTGTCAATGCTGTTGCCACTGTTCTTGGAACTATTACGCTTTCTGGAACTACTTCTGCATCTGATGGATTTACTACGGCTGCTCCATGGAAGTATGTCCGTGCTCGTGTTACTGCAATTACTGGTACTGGAGCTACAGCCCAAGTATACATGGGTGTTTAAATGACCGGTGTAACTAATCCAATGGTTACAGATTGTGCCACTGGTAACTCTAACATCGGTGGAATTTCATTAAATAAAGATCAAGCCGGTGTTTTGCTAGAATGGATTAATCAAAATATTGATCCAAACTTTGCTTCAGTATCTTTACTTCTTCATGGAGAAGGTACGAATGGCTCTACTACATTTACTGATAGTAGTTCTTTAAATAATACACTGACACGTACCGGAACTGGTATTACTATTAGTACAGCACAGAAAAAGTTTGGAAATGCCTCTATTAATTTTCCTGGATCTGGAACTAATTACTTAACTGTAACTACTAATCCAACTTCATTTCAATTTGGAACAAATGATTTTACACTTGAAATGTGGGTTTATGTAGCAGTGTCTTTCCCAGGAACTGATGATATGTATCTATACTCATCAAGGAATGGTGGTTCAAGTCCTGAATGTCCTGAACTTGTAATAGATCAATCGACTAAGCATTTTCAATTTCGTAGTAGTGGATCAGCCCTTGTTACTGGGACAACTACTCCATTAGCAAATACTTGGTATCATGTTGCTTTCTGTAGAAAGGGCTCAAGTAATTTATTATTTGTTAATGGTGCCCAAGAAGGGCCTACTGTGACAGATAGCAGAAGTTATACTACTCAAGTTGCTGGACAACCTGTTACTTTAGGTATTAATACTTTCAATTTTACTTCTGCATTATTTAATGGCTATTTAGATGAAGTTAGAGTTACAAAGGGGCTTGCTCGATATACCTCTAATTTTACTCCTCCAACACAAGCATTTCCAAATTCATAATTTATGTCTTCTGTTAATAATCCTGTTGTAGCTGGTGGTGGAGGTGGTACTCTTTATGGTAGTGTAGGATTAACTGGTGTTACCTACGATGGATCAAATAGAGTAACAGCATTCACTATTAATAATATCAATTATACAGTTGCTTATGCATCTGGTTCAATGACTATTAGTGGCTCTGATGGAACCACTAGAACAGTAGCCCTTGATGGCTCTGGTAGAGTATCAGGGGTGACCTAATGAGTTTTTCATTTGTTTCTTCAACACATATTGGGGGGTCTAGTGGTGGTACTACTCCAGCAATCAATACTACTGGATCAAAATTAATTGTTCTGGCTGTTGCTGGTACTTCTACAGTTCCTACGGTCTCAGACTCACAAAGCAATTCCTGGACACAGGCTAGTATTTCTCGTGGATCAGGTCCGGTAGTTTATTTCTTCTATTGTATCACTCCTACTGTAAATGCTTCACATACATTTACTGTTAGTGGATCTATTAGTGCAATGGTGGTTGGTGCTTATAGTGCTACAAATACCCCTAGCTTAGATACTGCTAACGACCAAGGTACATCCACTGGTACAACTTTTGCTACTAGTGGGGCGGCTGGAATGACTCCAAGCACAAATGGTTGCTTGATAACTTCTGCTCATTGCTTTCCTAATCCTGGATTCACATCAGGATGGGCTGCTGCATCAGGTTGGACAGCAGATGATGTACAAAATTATACTGGTGGAACCAACTATGGTGTTGGTATGGTACACCAAATACAGACAACTGCAACTACTATTGCAGCAAATACTCAAACAGCTACCTGGACTGGGGCCGCTGGTAATCTGGATAGTATTACTATTGCTTTCAAGGAAGTTGCTGGATCATCTTTAACCATCACAACACCAAATGCTTTTGAAGTCCATCAACAAAGTGGCTCTACTGGATCTATTCAAATTACTGGCACTGTCAGCGGATCTACAGAAGATATTGAAGCAAGTTTTAATGGCGGGGCTTATTCTACTATTGCTACTGCAGTAGCCCCTGGAAATTATTCAGGAACTCTTACTGGGCAAACTCATGGGATGGGAACTCTTACTGTACGTAAGAAAGTCACCACTACCACAAGTGCAACAGTAGCTAATGTAGGTATTGGTGATGTATTCTTAGTAATTGGAGATTCTAGAGCAGAAGGTCGGGGCACAAATGCGCAAACCTACACTGCTTCTGGATCAAACAAAGCCACTGATTTTAGACAAGATAATCTTTGGAAAGATGGTAATGATCCTAGTGATACTGGTACTTCTATAGGATCACATTGGCCTTTGCTTGGAACAATTATTCTAGCAGATCAGGGGTTCCCAGTAGCATTTATTACTACTGGTACTGGTAGTACGGATATGGCTGGTTCAGCAAATAGCTGGGCTAAACCAAATACTGAGTATACCAATATGCAAACTACGGTAACAAATTCTACTGTAGCAGGTGTAAAGGCTGTTCTTGGTGAATTCCAACCAAATGCTATCGTTAATGCTTCAACAATTTCCTTAGCCACCTATCAGAGTGCTGTTACGACAATGGGTTCTAATCTTGTAGCAGATATTGTTGGAGCACCTAAATTCCACCTAAGTCTTTGTGGATCTGTAACTACTGGCTCTCCACCAAATAGAACTTTGGCGCAAGATAATTTGCGCGGGGCTACAATTAATGCTTGGAATGCTGGTGGAAATGTTCGGAATGGAGCAAATCTTTTAGGACAACAATATTCTGATGGAGTACATCCACAAACAGATGCACAGCTATTAGAATATGCCCAGCGTTGGTGGTTATGCCTTAAAGAATGGTACTATGGCGGTTCTGTGGGTAGTTCCCGTGGCCCTAGATTATCTGGGGCTTCTTGGGACGCAGGAAGAAATCATCTAACTGTTGTATTTGATCGCGCTTTAAAAACTGGATTGACATTCACTATTGGAGCATGGCATATAAGTGACAATGGTTCTGCGATGACAATTTCTGGGATTGCTTATCATGGAACTAATCCAAATGCTTTAGTTATTACTACTAGTGCTGCTGCTACCGGGCCAAATAATACTACTACAGTAACTTTTGGTTCTGGTGAAGACGCTACTGGGGCAGTAATTCCTAAATCAACTGATATTACTTTACCAGTTGGTGGGCCTATCCAGATTCCAGCAGAACCAATCTATGCTGCTTCAGTATCTGAATTCTCTCCCCCTCCTGTACTTAGTAGTCCTACAGCTTCTGCTGTGACTGCCACCACTTGGAGTGGTACTGTAAGCACTACAGTAGGTAGTGGCACATTATATAAGTATATTTCAACAAATACTACTGAGACGGCTGCTACTATTAAATCTAGCGGAACTAGTCAAACTGTTGTGACCACAGGAGTACAGAATGTTTCGGGCAGCGGTTTAACTCCCAATACATCTGGATACTACGCCCACTATGTTCATACAGATACAGGGGGCAATGATTCAAATGTAGCAAATAGCCCTTCTTTTGCAACTCCAGCACAAACAACTGCAAGTTCTAGTTCTGGATATCTCATTGGTGTAACAGCCTCTGGCCAACTTATTGTAATTATACCTAACTAATATGGACCCAGTAATTATTTCTGTAATTTCCGTAGTTCTAAATGCTGTCTTAGGTTTAACTACTTATATGATGAAGCAGGCACACTCAGACATGAAAAAAAGCAATGAAGAACTATGGGATGAAATTGATGCTATTAAAGAGAAATATTTTCGTAAAGAAGATTTCTCAGAGTTTAAACAAGAATTATGGAAGAGATTTGATCGCTTAGAGGATGATGTAAAAGCTAGGATAGAGGAGCTTAAAAAATGACTTGGAAAGGAAGATGGCCTGGCACATGGGCAGCTCATTGTGATGTTTGTGGCTTCCGTTTTCCTTCTAATAAATTAATGAAGAGATGGGATGGGGCCATGACCTGTGAAAAGGATTATGAAACCCGACATCCTCAGACACTAATTAAGATTCGTGGTGAGACAGCCGTTCCAGATTTTACACGGCATAATCCTCAAATATTTGTTCAGTTCTGTGATATTTTTGGAGTTACTGCTTATGCAGATATGGGAACTGCAGATTGTATGCAGGCAGATAAAGCAACTCCATCATATCAATCATTATTAGATTTAAATACTAATGGACATACTTTCACATGACCACTTCAAATGATACTATTTACCAACTTGGTCGTGATGAGATTATCAAAGCGGCTTTAAGAAAACTAGGGGTTATTGCTCAAGGGCAATCCCCTTCAACAGAAGATATTACTAATGCTTCCATAGCATTAAATATGCTAGTTGCAGAATTTAGAACTATTGGAATGCCTTTATGGGCTCGTAAAGAATATACTTTTAATCCAGTTGCTGGCCAGCAGGTATATCAGTTTGGGATTGGCAAAACATTTAATATTCCATTCCCACTACATTTATTACAAGCTTTTAGGCAAGATGGCACTTCCACTACAAAGATTAGAATGGAAATTATTCCAAATTATAATCTGAATCTTTATCCTACTAGCTCTGGTGGAACTCCAATTCAAGTATCTTATCAGCCATTTAATAATTATGGTGAATTAAGTGTATGGCCAGTACCTGATTCTACAGCTACTGGAAGTACGGTAAATATTATTTATCAAAGTCCATTTCAATATTTCGATGCTGCTACTGATACTATGGATTTTCCAGAAGAATGGTATAATGCATTAGTATTTGGATTAGCTGCTACTCTAGCTCCAGAATGGACTATTCCACTGGAAGATAGACAACGATTATCTGCAGAGGCTAAGCAACATTTGGACAATGCTAAAGACTTTGGATATGAAGATGGGAGTATTTATTTCCAACCACAACGTAGGAGAATGTAATGGCTAAGGGCTCTGAGCAGATTAAAGAGAGTGGAAGCTACCAGACCCATAGAGTACAATTTCTCAGAGAGATCACAAGCCGTACAGATAATACAGCTTTAAAGGATGAAGACTTTCTTAATTGTATTTTTGAACCAGTTAAGAATAGAAATCTGGAGGATGATCGCCACTTTATTATGAAGAGGGCGGGTAGTGGTACTTTGATTCCTTCGGTAGCAGCCGCCCCTGTTCGGGGCATGCACTTCTGGGATGATTTTGATAAACTATTTTATTGCGTTCAAAGCAATATTTATATTTACGATGCTAATACAGGATTATCTACTACATTAGCTGGTCTCTTTACATCTACTTCTGGCACTGTAGGATTTTGTGAGTATCTTTATGATAATGGCACTACTGTTGTTATTGTGACAGATGGAACTAAACTCTATCAGATAGATTCTTCTGGTATATCAACTTTATGCACTGACGCAGATTTACCAACTCCACATATTCCATCCCCCACATTTATTGATGGTTATTTATTTCTAGCAAAATCTGGTACTGCAGATGTATACAATAGTGATTTAAATAATCCATTATCTTGGACACCCGGTAATTTTATTAGTGCAGAAATGCGGCCAGACTTGGTTGTTAATATTGCTGTGCTGAATAACTATCTTATTGTTTTTGGAACTGACTCTATTGAATACTTTTGGGATGCTGCAAATGCTACCGGAAGTCCTATGCAAAGAAATGATACTCCAATTAAAATTAATAGATATATTGGAGGCTTCACTCAATATGGAAATGATTTATTCTACATTGGTGAAAATGATAATGGTCAACCTACAGTCTTTAGACTTAAAGACTTTAAGATTGATGAATTAGGTTCCAATACTGTAAGTAGATATCTAAATACAGTTTTAGATAGTGTTCCTTCTTGGAATGCGGGGACCATCTCCCTACAAGGTCATTCTTTCTACATTCTCTCTGTGGGTAATACCACATACGTAGGAGATGTGGAATCTAAGTTCTGGGGGCGTTGGGCCTTCCAACAGACACCTACTTTTCCCGTGATTGCTTCTGCAAGAATAACAACTAATAGTACAAGAAAAACTTGCTTTGCTTTCTCTGGGAATGATTCTACTATTTACTATATGAGTGACTTACTTTTTCAAGATAATGGAGTAAATTTTACTTATAGAATTGTAACAGAAGCAGCAGATTTTGGAAATCTAAATCGTAAGTACATGGCTAGATTCTCTTTAATTGGGGATAGGCCACCAGTAAACTCTAATGTATCTGTCTCTTGGTCAGATGATGATTATCAATCATATTCAAATCCTCTTTCTTTTAATATGAACCAAGATTTACCTTGTGTATATCGTCTTGGTCAATTTAGACAAAGAGCATTTAAAATAGAATATACAGATAACTATCCATTTAGACTTCAAAGATATGAAGCGGATATTAATAAAGGAATCTCATAATGACAGATACTACTTTTGTACCTGGCACTGTTGTAGCCTCTCCATGGCTAAATGATGTTAATGGTGCTACATATCGTGGAACGGCTGTATATACTCCCGCTGGAGGCAGTGCAGTTCCCACTACTATGCAGGCTAAATTTAGAGAATCTGTGAGTGTAAAGGATTTTGGAGCTGTTTGCAATAGCACTACTGGAGCTGATGGAACAGATGATACGATTGCAGTACAAGCAGCAATTACTTATTGTTTAGCAAATAATAAAGATTTAGAAGTCCCCGGCCTTTGTCGTATTACTTCTACTTTAAATATTGATAGGCCATTTCTAACTTTTGGAAGCCCACAACTGTTCTCTATATTATCTAGGTCTGGTGGTGGATTTGCCTGTAGTACAGGTATTACTTTATTTTCTAGTTCATTTACATATACTACTGATCCAGTAAGTCACCTTATTAGATTCTCTAATATTAGATTTGTTGGTGGCGCTGCCTATAATACTACAGCAGCCTATACAATCTCATCCGCTTTATTTAGAGTATTATTTAGTGAGTGCTCATTTATTTCTATAAAGTGCCTAAATGCTCCATCCAAGTATACCCAAAGCCATCATTTCTATCATTGTAATGTTCGTGGTTTCAATGGAACATTCTATTTATCTGGATTAACCACATTTGACTTAAAAGTCATTGGTGGTATCTATGAAGATAGTTATGGTAATCTGTTTGATATAGCAACTCCCAGTGGATGCTCTTTTACTGGAGCATGTATGGAGGGGATGAAGACTAATGGTACTCAGTTAGGTACTGTTATTCGACATTCAAATGCAAGTGGCCTATCAGTTTATGGATGTTATATTGAAGGTAATGCAGATCTAGATATTCAACAAACTGGAGGAACTAGTTTTGGTGTGTCTATTATTGGTAATATTTTTAGCCATAATACAAAGGACCCATTAACTGCTTTAACAAATGGTCGCTGGTATCAGATTGCCACCGCAGGAACTATTAATTGGACTTCTATTGGCGCTAGCTCAGCCGCTGTAGGAACTATTTTCCAATATAATGGTGCTGCAGTTACTGGCGCTGGTGGAGCAGCTTATGAATTTAGTGTTGTATGGGGAACCACTGATGTAGGTTGTGTAAGTACTGGTAATTATCATGCTCATGCAATGCATTCATTCAATGCTGGAAGTCAAGTAACTGTCCTAAATGATTTTAGTCAGGCTGCTACTGTAAATGGAATGACTCCATTTAGAATGTCTGGCAGTGGAGCTCTACAACGTTCTACATTCATGTCTCGTAGAACGGATGGTGGCTATCAATGGACTTTTGGTGAGGCTTCAGGGGGTGAATCTGTCAAGCGCTTTGGTGTAACTTGTGATAGCACATCTGGAGCACCTTGGCTAGACATTGGGGGTGATTCTGGTAATTTTGGCCTAGGGGCTATTAATCCAGACGCAGCCAATGGAGGTACGACTCTATATATGAGAAAAACAAGCCTAACCGCTCCTACAACAAGTGCTAATGGTGGTTATATTTATGTGGCCTCTGATGGTACTTTAAAATATAAAAGTCCAGGCGGCACTGTTACTCAATTAGCACCTAATTAATATGCCTGCATTACTTCCACCTTTACCTGTAGGAGTAGCCCCCGGTAGCTCCTACTGGAATGACTGGTACGAGAAACTTAGAACCCTAGTTAATGCAACTGCTTCTAGTATTCCATGGAGTCTTATCACTGGGCAACCCACAACTTTAGCAGGATATGGAATTACTGATGGTCAAAATATATCTCAAAAGAATGCTGCTAATGGTTATGCTGGACTTAACGGAGTATCTAGGACGACTAAAGGTGTCGACTCTACTGATTATATTATCGTCGATTCTACAACTGCAGGATTTACTATGAAAAGCCCAAATGGGCATTATTGGGTAGCAACAATTAGTAATCTTGGTGTAGTTACCTGGACTGATGTTGGAACAACTAAACCTTAAGGAATAAACATGGATTTAGCTAATCGTGGTGGATGGTTTGCTCCAGATACAGGTTCTGGAGTAAATGAAATAACTGGTAACTATGCCAATGCTCCTGATACATCTAGTCTTGACTCTATTAGAAATGAATATCAAAGTCTAGGAGATACTGCTGGTATAACTTCTGGGGATCCATCAGTCTTTAGTGGGTATGATTTATCAGGAGGAGTCCCTACTAATTATCAGTCATATGGCCCGGGACTAAATACTGGATTTGAGGGATATGATCTTGGAGGGGGGGAAGCATTCTCTGCTGGTTCCCCCCAAGGACCCGACTATGGTTCTGGCCCTAATTATGTACCATCTAGTTCAGATATATCTGCATTATATGGTAATTCTGGATATGGAGAAGGGCCTGCTCAACAAGGTAATGAATTTCTAAAGAAATATCAAAATGCTGTATCCCCATTCCAGCAATTTCTAAAGAATCCTATTGTGTCTACTTTAATGTCCTTAAATCCATATACAGCTCTCACTAAGACTCTTCTTGGAGGTCCCCAAAGTGTGGGTGGATTCTTAGGTAGTTTATTTAGCAGCAATCCTATTGGTAGACTTGCTGGATCACTTGCTGGAGGTCAATTGGCAAACTATGCAACGAATGGAGAATTCGCCCCTATGACTGGTGGTAATATAGGCGGAATGGTAGGCGGACTAGCTGGCGGCCTAAGTGGGCTTCCATTTGGAAGTACTGCTGGATCCTATTTGGGGAGACAATTAGGTGGAGTGGACTATAATAGTCTTGGTGGAAATTTTAATTCATCTGGAAATATGGGGTCTTCTGGATTTATGCCGGGAGAATTGGGGGGAATGCCTGGCACTTTGGGTAATTCTCCAAACTTACAGCCTACTAATCTTAATGAAGGTTTAAGTGGTCTATTTAATTCTGGAATAATGAACGCCAATATCAATAGAAATATTGGAAGCGCTATTGGACAGATGCAAGGATTATATGGACAAAATAGCCCTTATGCTACTGCACTACGCCAACAATTAGAGCGTAGAGATGCTGCCGCTGGTCGTAGAAGTCAATATGGCCCTAGAGAAGTGGAACTTCAGGCTGCCCTTGCTGGTAACGCTGCAAAACTACAGCCTGGATTGAATCAAATGTATATGCAAAGATATAATGCACAAGATGCTCTTGCTCGTAGCTTATTAACTAATTTCTCTAAGAATCCAAATATGTTTAGTGGATTAAGTGGGTTATTCGGTGGTGGAAATAATGGAGTTGTTCCAGTAGGAAATCTACCAGACGTTCCTAACTATAATCCTGTAACTTTACCTGATGTATCTAATGGTGGATTCCAGAGTGGTAATGAAGGTATGGGGGATTAATTATGCCTCAAGTAGCGGTACAGCAACCAGCCGGCCTTGGTGAATTAATGAGTGCTGGTGGACCTCTTGCATGGGATGTTCAAAATCAGCAAATTAATGACCAGACATTAGGTAATTTAATTAATAGGCAACAAGCCCAGCAGGATATGGCTTTTCAAGCACAGAATCAACCTTATGAGCTTGAAAAACTTAACCTAGCTAATCAAACTACTCGTGCTCAATTACCTGGAGTACAGGCTAATTCTACTTTATTACAAAATAGAGCTAATGTGGATACTTCTAATCTAGAATTAACTCGCCGTCAAGACGCGGCTAAAAAGCTTGCTGGGATTAGTGATGATGAATGGGCACAGAATGTTAATGCTATTCGACAAGGAATGATTGATCCAAGTCCAGATGTACGCAGAGTGAGCTCGCAGCTATATCAACAACTTCCAGATATGGAAAAACTTCGTACAGAAGGACAGATTCGTGGGCAGAATGAGCAAGCATTAGAAGAAACCAGGGGCAAAAATCAACTTGCACTAGAAGCCCAGCAGGCAGCTCACGGTAAGTATGCCAAAGCATTTAATGTGGATCTTAATACCAAGCTTATGCTTGAAGGTGACCCCATCAAGAAAGATGCTTTGATTCGTGGTGGCATTGAAAAGGCTAAGCAAGATAATGACCAAGATAGAGTTAATGAATTGACTGCTTATCTAAATGCTAATAAGCCAGCGTATGACGATGCACAGCAACGCGCTGCTATTGCTTCTCAAGGTAAGCCCAATATCTCTGAAGTTACTGGTCTACCCGGGGTTAAAGTCCCTACAGCTCAGCCTCCAGCAGGAACTCCAGCTCCCCAAGAAGCTCCAGATAAATTGAATTTAAGCCCACAAGATAGATTGGCTATTGATTGGGCTCGTAAGAACCCCAATGATCCTAGAGCCGCACAAATTTTACAACTCCATGGACTGAAATAAATGGACTTTGATCCCGATGCTTATCTAAAAGATAAAACAGAATTTGATCCTGACAAATACCTTAAAGATAAATATCCAAATGCTTCTGAAGCAGGGAGAATGGCGTCTAAAATTGGTAACCAAGTTTTGGGGCTTGGTGAAACAGCAGTAAATGCTATTGGTGGATTAGTTGGTGTTCCTTTGGCAGCGGTGGGCGGGGGACTACAATTAACCAATGACGTACTGGCTGGTAAATCAGAATCGAATGCTGGTGATGTGTATAATACAATCGCTAATGCTGGCTCTAATCTTGGCACTACTTGGTTTGGTAAAGCTGGTATTGGTACTGAGGAAGGTAAAGACTATACTGAGAATATGAACGATTTTATTAATCGTTATCTTATAGCACTTGGCCCTACTCATATCCCTGCAGTGGAGGGAGTTATTCCTGGGACTACTTTAGCAGCTCAAAATCTTAGAGGTAAAATTGCCCAAAGATTTGGTGGGGCTAGTGCTGATAGAATTCCTGGTAGTTTTGATGTTATGGCTAGAGAAAAGGTTGAGCCCACAATGGGGCAGCCTGCTTCACAAGGACAGCCGCAAGGAGCTTATCCACAAACTGCTGGCGCTAATGCCTTTGATAAGATCATGGAAAGTCAGATTTCAGGTGAGAAGTCTCCCATGCGGCAATATGCCGACCCTATGGAGCAGATGAAGCAACAATTAGCTGCACAAAAGCAATCTGAAATCCAAACTCAATTAGATGCTCGCCAACGACAAATGGAGCAGGA